CTACTAAAATGCCACATATATACTAACATCACAATTAAAAAAAGGGTTATAAACCCCTGATTATTTAGTTATAAATTACATTTTAAAATTTGTCGTCTTCTTCATATATTTTACAGTAATAATCTAACTCTTTGTCAGAGCAGTTTTTCAAACGATACTTCATCGCTTCGGTTAATTTCATTTTGTTTTTAATTTCGGTTGAAAAGAATGCGCCTAAATCTGCTTCTTGTGCGTCACTCACACCCATTAATCTATAATAATCATCTTTTTTATAAATTTGTTGTAATCCACCCGATACATCAAAGCACACGCCCTTGTTTTCAACCCAGTAGTGCCAGTTGTCATTAGTTCCTTGTTCTTTGTCATCATCGCGCTCACGGCATCTCTTTCCACGAACTCTTATAGCACCGATCTTACGCATTTTGTAATATGTACGCAGTGATGATGATACGCAATTGCCTTGTAATACACCATTAGCAGACAGTATGAACCGTCTTCTGTCTATAACACGGGTATAGCATTCCACATCTTCGGGGGTTTCGCGCATTATTACTTTTTTTTTTGCTTCTGCCATTTGTGCCTTCACCGCATCGTGCTTTCTTACCATTTCTTCAAATTGTTCGCGGGTTGGGTTTAAGTTTAGTGTTGTCATTTTCGTTTTTCCTTACTTATTATATGGATAAAATGATTTCAATTTTATTTTGTTTGGGCGTGATTTGCGGTTCACTTAAATTTTGTTCGGATTTTGAATATTTGAATTTTAATTTATTATCTTATACAATAAGTTAAAAAAGGACTTTCAATTTTCTGCTCTTCGTCAAGACAAATAAAAAGCGAAAAAACGAGCAATATTTTGAAAGTTCCCACGCATACTGGAAACTCAACTACCATCTGCCGTCAGTTGGCACTTGGGTTTTCCATCAGGCAAATTACTTTTTAGATTTCCCAGTTTTTTTCGCTTTTTTTCCAGCACCCCTACTAACTGGCGTATATGATGTATCAGGAATTTCTAAACCCCTTACCCACCCTGAATAGTTGAGTAATGCGCGGAATAATCTTAAATCCATACCACCCATGCCAGTATGGACTTGAATGTGCCTCATTAGATGCCCATACCTAGCATTAAACATTCTTCTCTCGTATTCAAGATTTTCAAATAATTTCGGTGATTTCGCCCATCGGCGCTTCGCATCTCTCAACGCGCGTTCAACTTGATTTCCAAGTTCAATATCAAATTCACCAATACCACCAGTCATACCAGCACCCTCTTCACCACTACTCAGCGCCCCTTCACTTTCAGTATAAACACTGCCATCATTTACAGCGTCTATAATACCACCAATATCTAATTCTGTCGTGCCTACTATTCGTCTTTTTTCTATCTCACTATCTCCGTTAAGAACATCTAAAAATTCGTTCCAATTATTCCGAAAATCACGGACAATACTTTTTTCTTGTTGTCTAACAAAATTAGGAGCATCTCGTACTGCTTGTTGGTATTGTTGTCTTCTATTTGGTCTTTCCCTAAAATAATATGCTCTAATACTTTTATAAAATGAACTAGGTGAAGAGGTGTTAAACTCAACTAAACCGTTATTGAATTGAATAGATACTCCACCACTCATACCTTCACCTTGTAATGGGTTTTGAACTTCATCTTCATCTTCATCACTTTCATACGGAGTTGGAGGAGCAGTAGGATAATCACCTTCTCTTTCGGCAGCAAAATCTATATAATTTTCTAATACATCTGCCCACGCTGATATATTCCCTCTAAACACACTTAATTTATAATAAGTGTCTGTGCTGTCTGTTGTACGCATCTTACTAATAATTGTAGGAACGATGGTTCGTTGATAATAATTATCCCATTCGGGATCTCTATTATTGAGATTATCTAAAAATTCGTGTATAGATATATTACCCTCTTCTGTTGGATAAATTCTGATATGGGTATTATTAACATACGGTAATGCGGTATAATAAAACCTTTCTTTATCTGACAAATCTATAACATACGTGGTTTCGTTAGTTGATATTCTAATATTATTAGCACCACCACTCATACCACCGCGCATCATACCACAATTACAATTAACACCACAACAAGAACACATCATACCACTACCTTCACTAATAGGCACAAAAGGATTGGGTTCTCCTGCTCTTCTTTCTGCGTTATTATTGATTAAGATACTGCGTAGATTGTCAGTGAAAATTCGTCTGTAATTACTCGCAATTTGTTGAGGATTAATAACTGTATCAGCAGTCACTTGTTCTAAAATTGCTTCTCTTAATCTCTGTGCTAAATCTGTAACATTAGCATATCTAATTTGTTCGTCTAATAAAAATTCAGGAACTAATCCTTCTTGTAATGAAAGTCGGTCTTCTCTTTGTCTTCTAAATAATTGAGTTATATTGTTAATTTCTTGTCCTAATATGTTATTAACTGTTGCTCGGTTTTGTTGAAGCATTTGTGCTTGTAGTGCTTGTTGTTCCAGTTCTTGGATAGTTGTCGTTGCTGGATTTTTGTCTTCGCCTTGTTCTTTGATAGGAGGTTTTTTTACAGCACTACCAAACAATCTACGTGGGTCTAATCGTCCCAATACACTCGTCTTGTGTTCTGCTAATGGATTTTTTGTAGTGGATTTGATGGTTTCTGCTTTGTTTCCTCTTTGAAATGGTCTCAAAAAACTGACAGGATCGTATTGAGTGCGTATATCGGTCTGTGATTTTGGAACACGAGTGAATAGAGCGTCTGTAATATTTACTGGTTTATTCAGAGTAATAACTTCTTTGCCTTCCTTACCATATTCCTGCGCATGGAGCGCTCCTTTTGAATGACCTATTGTAGTAATATTTTCCTTACCGTATTTGCTGTATGCTTGGTCTTGTATTTTTTTAGAATGTTGGAATGCTTTACCTGATTTGTTATTACTGACAGCGTAAGCAACATTTTCAATCCAGTTTGGCGCAGAGGCAGTACCTCTGTGTGCTACAATGGTTTGCTGGGTAGTAGGATTGTGATAAACTTGAACGCGCTGACCCGATAATTCTTTATCAACTATAAAATCCTTGTAATCACTTGGGTGTTTAGAGTGGTATGATTTTGAGAGTAATGCTTGTAGGTCTTCATTAGCAAGAGATCCGCCATTAAGTATTTGGAAATTTTCTGCCATCTTATTTTCTATTTCTTGAAGTTGGGCAATAATCTTTTCTTTTTCTGCTTCTAATAAAACTCTTTTTCTTAACTCCATTCTTTTTTTTAATTTTTTTTCAATATTGAGTAGTAGTTTTTCTAATTTATCTCCTTCTTCAAATAATTTTGTATTTTCGTCAAATGCTTTATCTTTTTCATTAGGAGCATCTTCTTCATCAGTGACCGCAACTTTACTACTACCTGTGCCTCCGCCTGTTGGGTGTAATCTTCGTTCTATTCTTTGTATTTCTTCATTATTCGCATTAATTTTCTCTACTGACTTTGATAAGAATGTTTCCAGTTTTCGTATATCATCATCAATTTCAATTCTTTCCTCGCTTTCAATTTCAGGAAAACGCCTTCGCATGTTGTCAAGAACTACTAATTCCTGATATGCTTCATCGTAATTCTTTGCTATATTATAATTTTCAACTCTTAAATCGTATGTTGGGTCTTCTTCTTCGTATTCAATAGTTTCTTCATTAGCACCACCCTCCAACTTGTTATAAGCAATATCTAACATTATACCCACATCTCCCGATGCTAATGTCTTCATACGGTAATCGGTGAAACCCATTTGTTCTGCTTTTTTCGGTGGAAATAATCTAACACGGATCGTATTGACTGTTTCTTCTTCTTTGATAGGTTTGCTAAATTCTTTGTGATTTTTTACCCATTCACGTGCGGTTTTCATATCCCAACCTTTATCTTTATCAAAAACAATACTTTGAACTATATATCCCATTATATTATAGATATATATAATTTTTACTTGTTTAATAACTTTTGTAATTCTACAAGATTATCTGTCAAATCATTACTTTCACCCCACAATAACCGAGCAGAAAATAAAGACGCAGATGGTATGTTATTTTTAATGCGGTGGTTTTCAATAGGATTAGCGCAATGGCGTCGCCAGTAATTATCCCGCTTCACTATATCAGAGTGGTCTATATAAGTGCTTCCATCTTTCGCACCGAAGTCCCATGACTTCATTTTACCATCAGGAAATTCAAGTGTTATTCTATACCTTTTATCAGGTTTCTTACTATTACTAAAATCAACAATCTTAATCATATAATATATCATATTATATTATTTTTTAGATTTTTACTTTGCGAAAAAACGAGCAATAGTTTTAAAGTCCCCACGTTAGGGTGAAACTGAACTACCATCTTCCGTCAGTTGGTAGTTGGTAATTACTGACCCGAAACTACTTTCTAAAAAACTCAAAATTTTTCGCAAATTACAAATAGCGTGTTCTACTGTAATAAGGACGGACAGCAAATCCACTACCGCTTGTAGTTCCAGCAGATTGTTCGGCAGGAGCAGGACTGGCGCTTTGTGAGTAATAATAATAGATGTTCTGATATATCATACTAACTTCATTAAGAATAGCGGATATTTCATCAACCGCATTAAACAACTGCTCATATACACGCTGTTTATTTCTTGGAATTTCCACTTTGGTGTCTTCAATAAAGGAGTTGAGTGCTTTTGTAATAGTTTCAATCATTACTCCTAAATCAGTCAGTTGGTTAGTATTTAAACCAGCAGAATAAGGGACTAATTCTTTCCATGCTTTCTTGTATGAGTTGAATAAGTTTAATAATTTTGCTACAATAGGAATGGATTGCTCTTCTTTAAACACAAGTTTCTTTCCTTTTATAACAGGTCGTGCCATACCTTCCATACCGAATTCTTCTTCTAATGATAATGGTTGAATAGCAGGTGGTTGTAATCTTGGTTGTAATTTCTTTGTTAATTGAATAACTGCTTCTTCAAGAGTGACATATTCTTGTTCTAATTTTGCTAATCTAGCAGGGTTAGGTTTCTTTTTATCACTCTCCTTAGCAATATCCTCACCCTTCTTCTCTAATTTTGCTTCCATTTTTGCTAGGTCTGCTTCGTCCTTTGCTCGTCTTGTTTCGTCCCTTGATTTTTTAGCGGATTGTTCCGCAACAGTATCTATTTTTGACACATCTTCACTTGAAACAAAAACACCTAATTCAAATAAATAGGTTTCAATACTATTACTTAAATCAAAAATCTTATCAAACAAATCATCGGCGTTCTGTTCTAAATCAGTGTCGGTTCTTGGTATGGATGCTACTGCTTTTTGCTGTAATGCTTTAACTACTCTCTTTTTTGCGAGATTATCTTGATTAATGACATTCTTATTCTCGGCGTAATTTAAAATCAGAGGCATTTTTATATATTATATGAGTATATAAAAATTTCTAAATATAATTATTTTTTGTATAACCCATGTTCTTTGACGTATTTACTTGCTTCAATCATTTTCATACCTTTTTCTGCCATGATCTTCTTAACGATTTCAGCACGAGCATTAGGTTTTTTTAAACCTTCGTATGCTTTACGAGCAGTTTTACGAACTTGACCCTTCTTTGTTCCTGAACCACTAACAGCGCCCCTGATGCCTTCTTTTAATTGTTTCTTTCCTTCTTCAATAAGAATAGGTTTCACTTCGTTGAATACTTCTTTACCTATTTCTTTCAATACTGGTACGGCAGGTGATAAGAATTTGCCTACTTTTTTGAAAGTATTTTTAATCTTACGACCGATGTTAGATTTTCCACCGACAACTTGTAATTCAGGTGGAGGATTTGGTGTGACTGAAAGAATACCAGCACTACCAACCGAAGCACCCTGACCTCCACTTATCTTTCTTGGTCTGCCTCTTTTTTTAGCACCCGCTCCTACAACCGCACCCATTATAGCGCCCTTCAACAAATCTTTACCTACTTCTTTCAAAACTGGAATGGCAACTGGTGCTACTGCTTTTCCTACGGTTTTAAGAGCGCGTCCTACTTTACCGAAAAAAGATTTTAAACTACCACCTGATTTGCGCATTTTGACTAATCCTAATGCGCTTTCAACCTCTTTTGCGCTGTATTTTTTAATCAACCTTTTTAAACTTTTTATTTTCTCTTCTTTACTTCCTGTGATATGAGGAGCAAGTTGAACCATTCTATTATAAACGCTTTCTGCTTCTGATTCTCTACCAGTTCCCATATACAAATCATTTGGAATAGGACTGCCTGATGGATGTCCCGAACCTTCAAATCGTCCTACGCCCACAATCTTTCTTGGTCTGCCTCTGCGTTTAGCACCAGCGCCTACAATAGCACCCTTAATAGCATCTTTTAATAAATCTGTGCCGACTTCTTTAACAACAGGCATTACAGCACGACCGACTGGTGCTAATGCGTGTCCTACTCTTTTAAAGAAATTACCGACTTTTGAACCCCCTCTGCTAAATGATGGTCTTGCTGTTCCCATATTAGCAGAAACAACTCTATTATAATAAGGATTAAAGTCATCTTGGTAATGGAAACCATTACTACGAATAGCGCCACCAGCAACTGGGTTTGCCATCATTTCATTAAAATGGATTACAGGATAATTAACGGTAGAACCCGACCTTAAATAACGTGGGTCGTGGTCTAATCCTAAACTTCTCGGATCGCCCCTTGCGCCACCGCACATTAATACCCTACTACGACCCGAACCATTAACGGATGGATAGGTAGAATAGGCAATGTGATATGGTTCAGTAGGATTATAATGTTCTTTAATATCCTGTAATGCCCGTATTCTTTCAACAATTTTGTCGTTGTATGGAGTTTCAAAAAGCGTATTATACATCAGAGAACTCATCTAAATATATATAATTACAATAGATAAAAAAATAAAAAAAGGATTTATTTAAAATTACAATTACAAATTTTTATTATTATTTTATATTTTTTATTTTTTATTTTTTATCTACAATTTGGGCATATCACGCACGATTGACAGCACGGGACGCGGTTAATATTACCAGCACAGTTTCGTCCATTACATCTTCGTTGAGTGCCATGTACGGTTCTACATACTAATTCATTATTAGCATCACGGCGGTTGTGATTAATACACCATACCCTTCTTGGAGGCAGTCCTCTATTGTTGCGGTTTTCATCAGCACGTGCCATCATTACAGCGTGATGGTTTCCTGCTGGATTTGGCGGTAATACGGCAACTGGTGTTCGTGGTGGCAACATTACAGCGTTGTTTACTCGTGCTGGTGGATTAAAGTGCGCATCGGTTATTGGAACTACACCGTTAAGATGGGGTTGTAGATTTGGCACTGGGGGTTCAGGGACGCGCATTGCGTTTGGATGAGGCACTGGATCAGGTCTTCCACCCCTAGTGTATCGGGTTAAATAATTGATTTGTGCTTCTAAATCTGAATATGATGGTTTTTCAAATTCACGGCAGAGTGGGCATTTTATAAATTTTTGGGTTACAAATTCTATACGGTTTCCATCTATTTTCATAGCGTTGAATGTGCGCACCTGATTTTGACCGTATAATGTTTGTTGTCTTATTCTGCCTTCACAGTCGGTACAGACCTCGTGTCCGCAACCGTTTAGTTTTTTTAAATTATCTTCGCCGAAGCATACTGGGCATGTGTGTTCTGCGTCCATTTTATCTTTACTTGCGGTATAATATAATCGTATAAAAGTAATTCAATTTTCTGTATCAATTTTATTTTGGTTGGGCGTGTTTTGCTGTATTTTTGCCGTATAAATAGTTTCTAAAAAAGCAGTTCAATTTTTTGGGTTCGGACGACGCGTTTTTGAATGTTTGAATGTTCGTATTATATTGCGTATAATATGAATATGAAAAAGACGTTCAATTTTTTGCGAAAAAACGAGCAAGATTTAATAACCCTACGCATAGAGCGTAATCCTATCTACCACCTGACGGCAGTTGGTAGTTGAAGTTTGACGGGGCAATTACAGTTTCTAAAAAACTCAAAATTTTTCGCTTACATACAAAGTTTTGAAAGTTTTGAAATACCGCCACTGTAAGCAATACCGCCACTTGATGCGCCTCCTGATGAAGCACCACCACGTCTCATACCATTTTTGCCTATCATATGTTTCATAGCAGAGGTAGGCATATTACCCATCTTACCACCGACTAGACGTTTAATCAAACTGGATTGGATTGGGTCTTCACTTTGCTTCTCACTAGCATCTAATACAAGTTGTTTTGTTAATAGACCAGTGAAGATAGATGATGAACCCATACTGGTGACGAACATACCTGAATTAGCAGTGATTACTAAAATTTCAGGAATAATAGATACACCAAGATTGTTAGAAACAGTGATAGAGAATTGGAAGTTGAATTGACCGATGGATGAGTTGGAAAGCATATTTGATAATGAAAGATTTAGAGCAGGTGATAATACTAGGAAAGAACCAGTTGTTCCAACAACAGTTCCTAAACCAGTAGCATTAGCATTTTGAGATGCTAGACCTTGAAATTCTAACCAAGATTGTGTAGAACCATTAGCAACAGACATTTTCCACAGGTCTTCTGCTGTGGCAGATGCTAAAATACCTGAAACGTTGTTAAGATTAATACTGATACTGTTAATAGTTAAAAATGAAGCACTATTCTTGATTGTCTGACTTGCCATTTGAGGACGAACGGCAATAAAGAAGTAATCAGGAAGTTGGTTAAGTTGGATATTTTGGGAGTTAATAACTTGGAGTTGAGAACCTGATGTGCCGATTGGAACTGGAGTTCCTGCTGGATATAAATTTCCTGCTGGAATAGTTGGATATTGGTTTGAGTTAGAGATGTAGCGCGGATAATCAATATAAGGTGTAACCACTCTTGAAGGAACAAGTTGAGTTGGTTGAGTAGATAAGAAGTTCATTAATAATTGTGGTTGGAGGAATAGAGGATTTGGAGATACGGATTGTCCTGATGTATCACCTGCCGACATAGTATAACTATAACTTGAACCTACTTGTGATCCGCCCATAGTAGATAATACACGTTTAAATTGACCATCAATATTAAATACAAGGTTAATAGTGTTAATACCTGCTAAACCTGATTGATTAAAGTCAGGTTGTCCGAAAATGAATGGTGAGCAGAAGATTGGTTCTGTGACATCAATAGAAAGAACAACTTTAAAATAGTTTCCAGCAGTAGCACATACAGGAGAGTTTGAAACAAAAGCACCAGCACTGGTAAATTGGTAGATTTGAGAACCTGATGCTAATGGATAAGAACCACGAGGAACTTGGTCTATATCATATGAAGCATTATTGTATGAAGCAAGAGGGTTGTTGGTTGCTAAATAACCTTCACCGTAACTGGCATATTGACTATCAGGGAAAGATGGGGTCATTCCTGAATATCTTAAAAGTTCTCTTGAATTATTCATTCTTAAAAGAACATCAAGAATATCTTGGGTATTGGTTGAAACATTACTGTTGTTAATAGTAGCAGTTGTAGTAAGGAATGACTTATTTAGAGGAAATGCTTGGAAAGCATCTGTGACACCATAGTTGAAAGCGGTTTCGTTGACTCCAACGCCGTTAATTTGTACGGTGACAGTCATTTGAGTATTTAACAAAACTTCTCTTGAAATAACCACAGATTCGGAGGGTATTTGAACATTAAAGGTAAGGTTTGAACTGCTGTTAGATACAGCGGTAAATTGTTGGTAAGTGTTTGAAGAAGCACCTTGATAAACGGCAAATGCTAGGTCGTCGGTAATTTGAGCGATCTTACTATCGGTCACTAGGGCAGTATGAAATAGCGGAGCGTCCATTCTTATATAAATTAGCAATATATTTTTTTTTATAAATACTATACTATTTATAAAAAGTTGCCTAAACAATTCTTTGTATTACTGGTTGGCGTTATTACTAACGGACGATTTTTTAGTGAATAACAATTTCATACTACAAGAATTTCCAGTTGCTAATCTGAATGGAACAAAATTTCCTAACTTTGACTTCCAAAAGACCTGAATATTAATGTTTGTTAAAGGTGTATTGCCGACCATGTCAATTAACCTAAACTGGGCAGTTGGTTCATATAATAAAGAAGGTTTATAACACAAATCTCCCGATGCTAAATCTGTAATGACTTGCGCAACATTAGAGTTATTACCACTTGAAGACAAATTATAAAGGACACCATTAAGAAATGCTTGTGGAGGTGATAGACGAGTAGGAATAATTGGAAAAGTAGCACTCGTAAATACAATTGAAGAAACGGGTGTCCATACACCTGTCGTATCCCACTCTTGATTTATATAAATACAATTAATTGATGGAGCGGTCACAGGTAATTGAATAGTATTAATACCGCTGTAGTTATAGACCTGTATTTTGTAATTCATTCCGTTAGTGACTCCTACACTTCCTAGATATTCTGCTGGAAAACTGCTAAATAAAGTAAATAATGCTTGATTAAAGTAGAGTGAAAATTTAGGTTGACCAGCAGGGACAGTACCAGCATCAGGAGTATAAAAGTTTGCTTCGTCTAAATATAATGTTGCGGTGTTAGATGAAGCGTTCCATGCCATACTTGCTAGACCATTAGTGGCAGGAGGAACAGGAGGAGTAGGATAAGGGATAATACCGACATTTGACAGAGCAGTTGATAAAGCAGTATTGACTAAATTAACGAACCATTCAAAACTATAACAGAAATACCACTCACTTTCTGCTTGAACTGGGTTAGGTGGTGGAGGTTCTAATACGTCTTGATTTTTAATCTGATTAACCCATTCAATATAAACTTGGGATAAAGCACCAGTAGTATTATTCACAACGGTCACTGAATAAATTGTTGCGTTAGGATCAGATTGTCCTAACTGAATAATTGGAACAAATATAGGCAGAGAGGATGTATCAAGTTGAAACCTCACAATACTCATATAGTAATCACCTGTGTTTGGAATGATGGAGTTCTGTCTTTGTTCGTTAAATATTAAGTATGGACTATTCACGGCATTAACATCACCGTTATTTAGATTTGCTATTGTTAAGTCGTAATAAACCTTATCAGGGTTGCTGTCCTTTTGTCTTAAATCAAGTTGCGACATCTTATATACTATAAATAAATATTTTATTATCTCTTAAACATTCTAAATATTGTCAGAATAGATATGTTATAGCGCGTTAATTTAGATTATTACCGTAAAATATCTAATTATATCTAAATACAATAATTAGATTTCTACATTTTGATATATTTTTGATTTCTAATAGTAATAATTTTAAAATTATTACTTGTAAATATCTAATTCTGCTATATATGTAGAAATCTAATATGAATAGTTAGATATAATTAGATTATTAATTGTAAAAATCTAATTATTGCTTTGTATTTTGGTTTTTATTTAAATTAATGTTGGAGCGTTAATACTAACATACACTGTGTTTGTTTGAGTTGCTCCTCCTACTACAATTAACGGGGTTACTGCTACTGATAGTATATTAGCGGTTGTAGCAGAACCACCTGTAAATGTTGCTAATTCATACGCTACTGGACTACCTCCATTCAATCCAGTCACTTGAAAATCTGCTAATGTAAGAGCATTCCATTCAGCAACGTTTAATGATGTTAGACCTGCGGTAGTTAGTTGGTATGGAGCAGTTGCCGATGCTGTTGGTGATAAGAGAGGAAGGGTAATCTCGGTAAGAGCAGGAGAATTTGCTGGTAATGGTACACTTGACGTGATAGTAAGCGGGTTTTTTGGGTTAAGACCGATTGAACTTGCTAAACTCATTTATATTATTAGATGAGAAAATTTTTAGAATTTCTTAATAGTTTCTAAATTAGAAATAGGAATGAAATAATAGTCCTTCTCGTCAAACGCCTCGTTAATTCTTGAATATGGTTTCTTTTCAAATGTGCTAAATAATTCGGGGTCATACTTTATATAACAAAGTTCATCGGTAAAATAGAATACAAAATATATATCCTTGTCTGTATCAATCACTTTATTACATGTCATTAATGTTGTTGGATAATGGTTCTTCCTATTTGTTCTTGATTTCAATTCAAATATGGAGTTTTGATTGTAAAAATCAAATTTCGCCCAGCGCTCCTCCGTCGGTATTATATCACCGAAATGTTGCTCTAAATATGGTAAGATAGTTCTTTGCTTCGCAGTTCCCACCAAGTAATCTTTTTGAAAATGAACCATTTAGATTTCTACTATACTTATTAGTTAGATTATTTTTTGCTAAATAAACGAATAAAAAATCTTCCAATACTATATAATGGAAGAACCACAAAGTTTAGAACAAACTATTCAGACAAATATAACTGATTTAGATTTGAGGAAACATCTTGGTGAAAGCGCTTACGATGATATTATAAAATATAACGAACTTGCTAATGTTAATTCAGTATACGACTTATTACCCCACGATAGGTCTTATAAAATAGTTCTTATAGAACAAAAGCAGAATAGCGGACACTGGGTCGCCATCTACCGTTATAAAGACCCTAAAACAAAGAAGGATACATTAGAAGCATTTGACTCGTACGGTATATTCGTGGATAGTGAATTATCTTTTATACCTAAAATGATAAGAAGATTTTTAGGTCAAGACCGTGACCTTCTAACCGATCTGTTTAAAAAAGTTCCGAAAGATGTGCCTATTATCTATAACAAAAAAAAGTTTCAAAAACTTAAAGACGGTATTAACACGTGTGGGCGCTGGGTTATTTTGAGGACAATAATGATGAAGGACTTTTATTATAATTTAGAAGATTTTATTGACTTTATAAGCAAGTGGAAGAAAGAAACAGGAATGACGGGTGATGAATTAGTCGCGCACTGGGTCAAATGATTTGCGAAAAATTTTGATATTTTTAGAAACCGTTTTAGGAAAGTCAAACGCCAACTACCAAGTGCCGTCAGGTGGTAGTTGATTTTCCAGTATGCGTGAGGTCTTTTAGGATACTGCTCGTTTTTTCGCAAACCAAAAAGAAATAATCTCACTCTTTTATATAGTGATTTTCAGCGGTGGATGTTGATGTCCCCATGTCGTTAGTATCTTTCTTCAAATTATCCATCGTATCACTATATTTTGAAGTTAAGAATATCTTTCGTAGCATACTTGCTCCAATCTTTTTATCAAATATCTTGTATAATAAACGGGTGAAGTCATTATTATTTGAATAAATATCACCATTATAATTGACAATAAAAGGTATGTTTGTTTTTTTTGTGAGCAGTTTGCGTAATGGGTGATGTTTTAAATATAAATCTATTACTTCCCTTAATTGTGGTGAAATATCTACTTCTTGATTTTTATATGTTTTTGCTGTTTTGAATTTTGTAAAGACAAATTTGTTGTCATTCAAATCTACCCAATTATAATCTTTAAAACTTTCTAAATCTTTGAATGCTGGGTTTTTCGTTATAATCGCATTTTGATAGTCCGCGTTTCTACGTGGTGGTTGAAGTGTGTATAAGGAAAGTAATAGATAATTAAGAAGGTCGTAATACTCTCCCTCTGATAATTTCTTTGAAGTAGTATTGACTTTATCTTTGAGTTCTTGTAATCGGGTCATTACTGCGTCCTGATCTATCCAGTTCTCTTTTTCCTTATCCGTCTTTTCGGTATTGCTTTTTAATTCTTTATTTAGATTTTCTAAATATGGATAATATCTATCGTACAGTTTCTTATACTTTTTCGGTTGAATTTGTGTCAAAGATTTTAGCAAAGATACAACTGAAATAATGTAAGTGCGTTGAGTATTGGGTTTATACTTTTGGATTTTTTCCATCACTTTTTCAACATCTTTTAAAAAGTTGAAATTCTTTAAGACCCCTCCATTAAGACGTTCTAAATTTTTCAAATAAAGAGTTTTAGAACTCTGTGAGATATTCTTATCGTCAAATAATTTATCTAAATCTTTCGTTTCCATGTCTATAATTTAGATTAAGATTATATTTTTGTATTTTTATCTATAATCTATTTATAAGAATGAAAAATCCTGAAAAGTTAAACCGTGATATTGAACTCCTCTTCCTCTGTCAGAGTGGCAACTATATTATCTTTTGTATTGTTTTTTTTCTGTATTTCTTTTTTAGATGGTGTGGATATGTTAAAGAATGATGATGTCTTCGGGATAGGCATTATAACGGGTAATGGCGCAAGTTTATCTTCTAAATTTCTAATTACCGCATTAGAACTTTCCGTTAGTTTAACGAATTCATTATAACACCGCTCCAAGTATTCTTTTGCTGGAACGGGTCTGTGGTCTTTTGATAAAGACAGGTTTTTGAATATATCTACACCGAGCAGATAATACGCCTGTTGTGAAACCAATTCGTTCTCCATACCCTTCTGAATTGCTAAATACAACTCAATTGAACCGATTATAGAACAAGTAAGAGCAAGAATACAGGTGGTTATACTGATCGCCGATTGTTCCATATACCCAGTCATACCAACTGAAATTACCGAGTTTATTCCTGAAATGATGATTACAGGTAAGCGGAAGAATTGTAAGATGTATTTTAGGTAAAAGTATTGTGTCTTGTGTTCGTTTGACAAGACCACGCAGTTTTGACGTATATTTTCAAGAACGCTCTCTATATCTGCCGTCCAGTCATTTTCCATTCTATATTATATATATAGCATGGAAATAATACCCTTTTTTAAGAAATTACCGAAAGATATGCGTTATTACATTCTTGACTTTTTAGATTTTGATTATTTTGAATATTTTTTTTATAGCAGACCTCGTAAGCAGAAAGGTATGACTATTATAAAATACCCGTTGTATAGGTTCTTTTGTAGGAGTGAAGATGCTATTGGTTTTATTGTGAAGCGTGATAGAGCAGAAACGATTTAAGATTATTGAGATGGAGAGAAATAACTTGCTCCTCCCGCAGTAACAGCAACCTTCACACTTGAACCCGCACCTGTAATTGGAGCAACGGCAACAACCGCAATAGTAGTTCCTGCTGGTTGTTGAACCGCAATAGTAAAAGAAGTTGATTTATTACAAATAGCATACCAATACCCTACTGTTCCTGCCGTAGGTGCTGGTAATACAAATATTCTTGTTCCAGCAGTAGGAGTATTGATAATAGTTTTAAAAGCATCTGACGTAGTCAAAGTTGTAGTTCCTGTTGTAGTTGAGTTAATGATTGAGTTTTCTTTCACACCAGTTCCAGCATCAAAGGTGAGGATTTTTTTAAACGAAATACCACTGGAAAAAAAATCCGCAATAAAAGTGATTTGGCAAAGTGTTGAAGCGATAAGAGATTGTCCTTGAATAGTCACCGTATCAATAAGATAGGGATAAATATTTGTTGTATCACCGCCGTCGGTTAAAGAAAGTAAATTAGAAGAAGGAGTATATGATAATCCTGATGTCCCACCAGTAATATCTGCTCTTAAAGTTTGACCTGAACCTGATGCCGATACAAAAGTAGGATAATATGTTCCAGCAGTAGGAGCAGAAGTTTGAGTAATAGCAATAGTAGTAGCAGAACCCGAAGAAGGAGTAACCCAAGAAGGAGCAAGAGTAGTTCCATTAGATTGTAAAACTTGTCCTGCTGTTCCGTTTGCTAATAAAGAAGTAGCATTAACCGCAGTTTGATAAGGAATTGAACCACCCAATCCACCTGCTATATTTGTTGCTCTTGTAGCAGTTCCAGCAAAATTAGTCGTAGTTAAAGTGTCGGTAGAAGGAGAATATGTTAATCCAGTAGTATCCACTCTAACAGATTTTTGAGTTCCCGCAGTATTCACAAAAGTAGGATAAAAAGTTCCAGCAGTAGCGGTGCTGTCTGTAATTGTAATATCAGTTGCGTGAGTTGCTGTTCCATTAAAATTAGTCGTAGTTAAAGTGTCGGTAGAAGGAGAATATGTTAATCCAGTAGTATCTATTCTAACTGATTTATTTGTTCCAGCACTATTCACAAAAGTAGGATAAAAAGTTCCAGCAGTAGCGGTGCTGTCTGTAATCGTAATGTCTGTTGCTCCTGATGCGGTTGTAGCAGTAGTAGCGTTTCCTGATAAATCACCTACAAAAGTAGTAGCAGTCAAGGCATTCGTATTAGGAATATAAGTCAAACCATTACTAGTAAGTGGAAATCCTCCTGTTGTGGCAGTAAATATACAAGGATAAGTGGTGGTGGTGGTAGCAGGATTAATCAGTGATGCGTTTATTCCTCCACTTAACGCACCAGCAAACACCTGTGTAGTCAAAGTTCCTGTAGAAGGAACATACGACAACGGTGTGGTTGTTTTATCTACTTTCAAAGGGAGATTACCTGAATTATCACTAACAAAAACAGGATAAAAAGTAGAACTTGTATTATCGTTAGTAATATCAACATTCGTAGCATTTGTAGCAGTAGTAGCAGTTGTAGCATTACCACTTAAATCACCCACGAATGTTGTTGCTGTAATAGTTTTAGTTGAAGGATTACACTCTATTCCTGATGTCTTTTGAATAGAACCAACCCCAGTAGTAGAAGCGTCGCTAAAATTTAAAAAATGGGTTGAGTTTTGAACTGAATTACGAGTGGTGTATCCATTTTTATCTATCGTATTTGTCGTTGTTCCGTCTGTAAGTGTTATATGAGGATTATTAGCAGAGAAGTTAGGTAATAATGAAATCAAATTCGTTCCAGTTCCACTATTATCAAGTATAATGCTATTCGTAGCAGTATGTCCAGCAGTAAGGACAGTATTAAGTGATGGGTCTATTACAACAGGAGGATAGGCAGAACCATTTATAGTTACTAAATCAATATTATCCACTTGTAGAATATCATTTCCACTCATATCAATACCATCAAAAGTGGTAATTGTAGGAGTTATTGGATTAACAAAACTATTGATGCCCGTGAATACATTGTTCGCACTCGCAGTGACGAAACCACCAGTAATAGTAGGCACGTAGTCCTTGACCCATTCAGTAGTAGCAACGGAAGTGCTGTCGTCTAAAACATCAACCGTAGGAGCATTAACAGTTCCCGTAAATACCTTATCACCAGTAATAGTTTGGTTTCCAGTTATAGTCACTATATCATTAGCAGGAGGATATACTGGAATTGCTCCACTGTTAATAATACCATATAAATTTGCTATTTGCGCGGTTTGAATTTTATCTATGGCACTCATTATATATTCTGTATAGATTATTTTTAATAATTCATTACTAAATGATTATTAAAAATTTGCGAAAAATTTTGACTTTTTTAGAAACTGTAATTGCCCAGTCAAACTTCAACTACCAACTGACGGAAGATGGTAGAAGGAATTTCACCCTACGTGAAGGGTTGTTGAAAGTTGCTCGTTTTTTCGCAAAACCCATTGCTTCATATATTCGCGGTTCTTTGCCCGTTTTATCATTCTCTTATTTCTCCTGTAATATTCTCCCCATGCTGTTTGATTTGATAAAAGATATTGAAACAATCTGTCTTCCATTACTTATATTCGGTATTTCTCTTTATATATTGTATAGGTTATAATGTATAAACCAGTTTATCACTCAACACGACTTTCGGATAAGTTTTAAGCACAGACACCCAGCGTGATGTATTGTGCTTTATATCTTTGATTTCATCTTTATCTAAACCTAAATATCCGTCAAGCAAATATTTTGATGACCTACCGCCTATATTGTGAGGAAAGATGGTAATAGAATGTGCTTCGTTCAAAATCATCTTTGTATCACGACCGCCAGTAGCAGTATGAAAAGTCAGAATACAACTAACATTATAATGTCTGCCTGTTTGTAAGATACTATCAAGAATTTGATTGACTTTATTTTTAAGAGGTTTGCTGTTAATAGCATCTGTATCATCAAAAATAACAAGACAATCTTTAAAGTCCTGTGCTGTCAGGGTTTCGTTTAAAAGTTCATTATTCAATTTGATGCGCTTGACTTTGAGTTTATCTAACTGGGCGTCATCACCGACACTTGAAAAGAGGTATATATCCCGCTTTGGATATATCTTTTTGTATTCTTTAATGTATTGTGAAGTATAATAAGATTTGCCCGATCCCGAACTGCCAGTAATATACAGGATATTTCTCTCGGTGTTTTTATTAGGAATTTGTTGGAAATGCTCGTAATCATTTTGTATTTGAAACTCTGAAAATGAATTGACACAATCTTTCGGATTATCAGTAATGCTTAAAACTTTATTCTTCTTTTTATCTTTGGTATTCACCAGCAAAGCAATTGGGTTGCCTATATTTTCAAAATTCATCTATATTAATCTATTTAGATTTTATTTTTCTTGATAAATTCTAATGTTGTTTCATTCACTTTTCGTTTTATATAGTTGATGACTTTTTTTAGATTTTTAATAATACTGGTTGGATTTTTATAAGAGCAGATTTTATCTAAATCTTTGTATAAAGTGGATTTGAACTCCACTTCACTTATACCACCTATATTTTGTTTGATTATCTGAATATTATTACACACATCTTCCAGTTTCACTTTTCTAAACTTGTTCTCTAACACTAAAATCAAAGTTTCTAAATCTGTCTTTGATTTGTTTAAAAGACCCACTTGTGAGTTGAAAAAATCAATTAGTTTCTTCGTGGATTGGTTCTTCATCGTCTTGATAGAGAACACTCTTTTTAAATATTTGAAATAATTAGGTTCATCGTAGTATTCTTTTGCTGACTTTTCCAGTTCTTTCAAAAGAACATTCTTGGAAACTTCCTCATCACTATAATTTTTGACACCATTAACAGACAGATAATAATTATCACTGAATTCAACAAAATCACCGTCTATTAAAGCAACAATATCCATCTTGATTGTGGAAGGCATTAAAAGACATTCTTCCAGCGTGATTTGCTTACCATCTACGATTTGACTACCAGTTTTAATATTGTTCTTATTCCACCGTACAGGTTCTCCATCAACTTCACCACATTTGAAATCCGTTATAAAAATGGCACGGTCTTTGAGCGCCTCTTTGAATTTGTTTTGAAAGATTTTCTTTATACTTTGTAAAGAAACTTTTTCAAACGTGGATAGGTCAAAATCACTGTAATAAAGAATGTCTTGATTGGACGCTGATCCGATGATGTTGTATTTGCCTCTTATTGCTAATAAGTCAAAGACGTGTTGAATGGATTTTTTGAATTCATCGGGTTTCCTTCCTTCTCCTGTGAAGTGTAGGTCAGCAACACTTCGGGGACTTGGTAATCCTAATAAATCACTTATTAATTGAGGTTGGTTAAATACATCTTGGTTGGGAAGAACTAATTGAAATTGTGGAAATGCTATTGGAGGATTTTGAACCATATTTGTGAATATAGTAGTAGGCATTGGTATATTAGGAATTTGGAATGGTGCTTGATTTGGCGCATCAGGAATACCTTGAAATAATGGTGGTGCTATTATTGTTGTGGGTGGTATGTCTACTCTTCTTCGTCGTCGTTGAGACGGGGTTGCTTCATCACGTTGCCTTCTTCTAGGCGGTGTTGATGGTTCATCTGCTCCTCCTTCAAATTTCGGTAGATTTTGATTACCGCGTATCTTTTGTTTTAAAGCAATCTGTTTGACTGCTTGGACTGGGTCTATTTCTGATGCTGTTAATGGTGTATCTTTTGTTATTCTTTTTGTTGGTCTATATACTGGATACGATTTATTACCGATGTCTTTCCACTGCTCTTTATACCATCGGGTAAGACCTGTATTTGTTTTTTTTCCGCTATATTCACCACCACGTTTCTTGTATTCTTTGACTATATAACCTGATTTATAAGCACTTGGTTTGCTGTATATTCTATTTGCTTCTTTCTTCACAATATTATACAACTCTAAATTAATCGGAATAGGCATTATAGTATAAATTTAGATTTTATTTTGTATTTGTATATAAAATGAGCGATATTTTAACCGAAGATACTAGCAGGTTCACTATACTACCTATTAAATATCCTGATATTTTTGACATGTATAAACGAGCGGTTGCTTCATTTTGGGTTGCCGAAGAAATTGAATTATCAAAGGATATTGCCGAATGGAATAGTTTAGAAGAGAAAGAACGGTGGTTTATTAAACACGTCCTTGCTTTTTTTGCGGGTGCTGATGGTGTCATTAACGAGAACCTTGCTCTACGATTTTATAATGATGTGAAAATAGGTGAAGCGCGATTATTCTATGGGTTTCAAATAGCGATGGAGGGTATTCATCAAGAAGTTTATAATAACATTATTGACGCTTATATCAAAGACAAAGATGAAAAAGATCAGTTGTTTAATAGTATCAAGGAAATGCCTGTTATAAAACAAAAAGCGGATTGGTGTATGAAATATATTAATTCAAACGCTCCATTTCAAGTGCGATTAATTGCCTTTGCTTGTGTTGAAGCAATCCATTTTAGTGGAAATTTCTGTGCGATATTTTGGTTAAAGCAGAGAAATATATTGCGCGGTCTTACTTTTTCAAACGAGTTGATTAGCAGAGATGAGGCACTCCATGCCGAGTTTGCTGTCAAATTATATAAACATTTGCCTAAAATAAGACACGCATCAACTATTATAACAAATATTATAAAAGAAGCAGTTGATATTGAAACCGATTTTGTGACAGAAGCATTACCTTGTCGTTTAATAGGTATGAATTCAGCATTAATGACTGAATACATACAATTTGTAGCAAATAGATTAGCAGTTCAATTAGGAGTAGAAAAGATATATCCTACTGCTAAAAATCCATTCAACTTCATGGAAAAAATAAGTATTGAAAGTAAGACGAATTTCTTTGAAAGTCGTGTAAGTGAATATGCTCTTGCTAATAGAGAAATCGTTGGTGATGAATTTGATTTTGGTGGAGAGTTTTAAGCAAAATTAAGCAAGTTGTAATACCTGAATAAAACTACCCGATGAGTTTGGTTGGATAGTTGGAGTTCCACTACCACTTACTAGTAATACGCTTATTTGGTATGTACCTGTGGTTGGAGCGATAAATGGTTGGACTAATTGTAGTGTTGCTGTATCAAGAAGCGTATAGTAGTTTGGTGATGGTACTACTTGGTATAAGTTGTATTCTGCTCCTGTGATTTGGTAAAGTGGACTACCTGCGTAATCTATTGATGCTGTTATAAGTTGGTCAGCATATCCGTCTATAATGATGTTCGCTATTATTAAATATTTTTCTCCTGCTTGAAGAGTGGTAGTAGTCAAGTTAGTTGGAGTGCTTTCAACTAATACTATCGGACTTGGTATTGCTACTTCTGTTAGTGTAAGAGATGGTGGATTAGAAAATATTGGCGGGTTTAAATTTAATCCAGTTGCTACTGACATATTATATATATAATATACATTATATTTTAGTCAAGAGTTAATATTTGAATTGAACCACTAACGCTTAAACCTCCTGCTGTCGCTGGTGATGGTGTTCCTATTACTGAAATAGTAATCGTTTCGCTTGATGTAGGTTGTAGAATACAAGTTAAAGTAAGAGTATTATTACCTTGTGCTGATGTTGGCGCATTATTACTATATGATTTTTGAACAGTATAAACCGTAGCACTTGGGGCGGTAGGTTCAGAGATTTGTAATTGGATATTGTCAATATAAGAAACCGTACATTCACTAAATATTGTTCCAGTTATTAAATAAGTTCCAGCAGTTAGAGTATAAATGGTTGTGTATATTGTTGGTGAAGCACCGTAAGATGTTAATGGAATTGTAATTGTATCAATAGAAAGTGTGCTTCCACTGTCTAAAACAGCAGGGTCTAAATTTATAGCAGATGAGACAGACATATATATATTGTAAATATATTATTTAAATCTGTAAATAACTAAAAGTCAGTGGAATACCTCCCAAAACTACTCCGTTTAAATTAGTGGAAGCATATTGACCACTTGCTAATGAGTTAAAAGTTATATTTTTAATATTATATAATATTTCTGTATTTGGACTTGTTATTTGTACTATTGTTACTAATTGGTGTGAGATAATGTTAGGAGGCAATGCGGTTTCACCATTATTAATATCAAAACTATATAGGTATGTAGATAGAACGTTTCCATTTCCATCTACTATTTCTACATCCATATTTAATATTGCTGTGTTTTCAAAAGCGTTGGAATTATATCCAACTGCTTGTATCTGACCTGTTAAAATATAAAATCCTTCGTTTAAAGTAGCAATAACATATGTATTCGGTTCAGACACTCCTCCGCCTGTTGCTTGGACACTTACATCTGATATTGAAGCAGATGGTAATGGAGCAGTTTCATTTATATTAATATTATCCACATTAATCGTTAAATTATCACCACCTATAACTGGGGGTATAAGATTTATTGCTGATGCTAGAGACATTTATATATACTATTAATATATTTTTTTAATAATATCTATTAATAATATATGTACGAAGATTTAGACGACAAATTTATTATAGAACTTGAAGGCGGAGCATTACAACCTATCTTCGGTCGTCAAGGTAATAAGTTTTATTTGAGAGATAAAATTATTCCTCTAATACCGCCTCACAAAATATATGTAGAGTTATTTGCGGGTAGTGCTTCCATCTTTTTCAACAAAGAAAAAGCAGAGCAGAATATATTGAATGATTTGGATAAAAACACTTACGATCGGTTTATTCTGATGAAACAAGCACCTACCGATATTTCTAAATATAGATTACAAGAAAAAGTAAGTGTGCCTCAACTTAAAAAAATATTCAAAAAACTGGGTAATTCAGTGACAGACCGCTTTATAAAAGCAAAGATAGGCACATCATCAGGGTTTCAAGGCAAAATAGCAGATGAACCTAAAAATATTTATAGAAGTGAATTCAATATGAAAACTGTGGTAGAGAGAAAGTTGCCCCGCATCAAAGAGATGTTAGAAGGCACTACTATTTTGAATCAGGACTATGAAAAAGTCGTGGATAAATTTGACAGCAAAGATACATTCTTCTTTTTAGACCCTCCTTACGAGAATACCAGCAAGACATTTGGATATGCCGAAGATATGGATTTTGATTTTGAAAGATTGGAGCGCGTCCTGTCAAAGATAAAAGGCAAGTTCCTGATGACGATTAATGACAGCAAACGCATTAGAAAATTATTTAGTAAGTTTTATATTAAACCTCACATCGTTTATACTTCATGGGGGCATACACCTAATAACAAAAGCGGTATAAACCGCAAGGAATTGTTGATTGCTAATTACCGTTTTTAAATTATTTTATTTTATACAGCGGGTATAAGATAAAACGACGGCACTTGCTGTTTCGGCACTTGGTATTTTTCTCCTATACAACGGGTATGGATTTGCGAAAAATGCGAAAAAACTAAAATTTTTTAGAAAGTAAAACTCCCCAGTAAAAACCCAACTACCAACTGACGGCAGTTGGTAGATGACTTTCCAGTATACGCGGGAACTTTCTGATAGTTGTTCGTTTTTTCGCAAAATTCGCAGTTCCTTACTAATTGTATAAGATAATAGACCCCCTTTTATCAACTACCATATTATCCTTACAAAAAGTATAAAAAAAGTTATTTATCATTACATATTGTATAAACAAATTTGGCACTTGGCACTTACCGTTTTTATTCTTCGTCGGCATCCTCTTCTTCGGGTATTAATCGCCATCCTTCTAATCTTTGAGTGTGGTCGTGGGTGTCAGTATAAACGCTCTTCTTAAATACATTATTCTTGCGGAAGAACCCCTCTATTTTATCCTTTTCCTTCCATTCCTTCTGTTTCTTTTTCGGCAGTTCAAAGAAATCATTTGACTTTTTAATCTCCATCGCTATTTTGTTTAAAGACCAATCTTTATCGGATAATTGTCCCTTGCTGTTTTTATATTTATCTTTATTTGCTTCATTTCGCTTTTCAAATAAGCGCGTGAATATGTTGTTAATATCGTATGATTTTTGTAAGTATGCTAGTGATCGCTCCGCTACACTTTGCGGTCTAAAATTTGCTATATTATATTTGTCCTTTTTCAATATTAATAAGTGTAGCAGTAATACATTCAGCATGGCGTTGTGGTGTGCCGTTGATTTCTTCAATCGCGGTTTTAGGTCGGGGTCTAATCTGAATATGTGATTGGTTTCTCCCGTTGTTTCGTCCCACAAATCTTCCTGTGCTGTAAAGAATGCTGGAAATAGTATGTCATCTATTCTTTCACTATCCGCTTCGGTTGGATTTTCACTAAAATCGGGTTTATTATTACATTCCACTACAAATGTGCCGTGTAGTAATACTTTCGTCTTGCTACTGTAAAGCACTCTGCCCTTTGTTTGTCCGCCACCCGTGAAATCTTTTATAACGTTGTTATTAAATGGGTTATTCTTATCGGGTTCTTTTGACATTATATATCTTTTCTTATCCATATTCGCCACCTCAGGATTTGCGCCCGATGATGTCTTCTTTTTATTATCTTCTGAGTATACTATTGGATTGACACACACAAAGTAGTCGCCTAGCACTTTTTCTAAAAATTCGTTGGTTAAACCCTTACCGTTTCTTCCACCGCCGTTAAATACAAAGAATTTCTCTATCGCGCGTCCGCTCATTCCTGTGGATATTATTTTGAAGAAATAATCTCGCACCGTTTCATCGGGTATAATTTGCTGGTATATATCCGCTATATCGTCCAGCACCGCGTGGTCGTCTTCGTTTATATCGTCGTCGGTTATTAATCTTTCATCTCCATCTCTATCCATTATTTTAAAATCTTTTATAAAGCATTTGTAATCGTATCCGCACGACCATGTCATATAATCGTCAAATTTGTATGGTCTAAAAATTTCATTTTGAATATCTATCACTCCATTTTCGCATCCGAACAAATCTTCATTTATATCAAATTCTAATAAATAATCCGCCATCAAGGTTTTTGCTACCGTGACTACCGCTTGTATTCCTGCGCTGGTTCTTAATCGCCACACCACTTCATCCACTTTTTTCTTACACGCTTTCCATACTGTAAAGTCGTAATCGGGTTCTTCGCCTTCTTGTGGTTTATAATATTTGTATAATTCTGTAAAGGGTTCTAATAATCCGTTCCAGTGTTTATCAATATCGTACATTAATGCTTTGCGTAGCGGTGCGTCTGATTTTTCCCAGCGCGATCCGTTCCACCCGAACCAGTCGCCCTTTGTTCCATCGCTTTTTTCCACCGAGTATATAAAATGTTTCGGGTATAATTCCATTATTGTTTCAGCAATCCCGACATCTGCTCTATTTATCTTTTCCCATATATCGCTTGTTATTGCTGTTAGATTTATATTCGGCAGTGCTTCTTCTTCAACCAGTTCCAGTTCATTTGTAATATCAATCATGGGTTCAATTTCTTTTATATCCCAGTCCAGTTTGAATCGGGTTAATTCTTCGGTTTTTTCAATTAATAATTTTAAAACCGCTTCTTTACCGCCTTCGTATTTATCCACATTTTCTTTTAATAATTTGATGCCGTCGTATTCGTATGTTCCTGCTGGTTTATCTATCCCATCCAGTTTCATCAGCGTGGTATTATTAATCAAGTAGCACATTACCGTTTCTACAATTCGGGTTTCATATTCTTGATTGTATAATCCGAAGAATGACCCCATCGCTTTTTTTTCTGTTGTTTCGCCTTTTTCTTGTTTCTTTTTTCGTGCGGTTTCATATAATCCCGCGTTGTTTTTGTCTGCTTTAATCTTCGTTGCTATATCTTGGAGTTCTCGTTCAAATAATATGATAAATTCGGTTGCTGGTTTTTCTATTGTATTATCTTGCGCCCATCCGTAGAATGTCCCGTAGAAGCACATTCGGATAAACAATTCTTTTGCTTTGTCCCTGTCTACGCTGTAATGCTCCATTACTTTTTTTAAAACTTCGTCCCGTTCAAGGCAGTAGCGTTTAATAATCGGGCATGGAATATTATTTGTTTCGCACAGGTTGCGTATAACGTTGGGTTGCGC